CATGGGCTTTCGCCTCTACTACGAGTACCGGTTGCGTCTCTGGCTGGTCTGCATCCCGCAGTGAATCCCAGACTACAGGGGCAAGGCGCTTTGCGCTTGTCCGGCTAAGACCGACTGCATCCCGCAGCCGACGTTCAACACCCCGCAGTGAAGCGGGTTGTACGCTCTTCATACCGTGCATGGCATATAGCCCCTTGGCACGTCGAGCAAATTCATCAATGATGGCATCCGCCATGGCTTGATCGGAAACCATCTCGATAGCTCCGCAGAGCGCATCGAAGTAGGCTTCCAATCCTTCGTGGATAAGGTCACCCTCGGCATCATCGTATACCGACATAGCGTACTCTTCAGGAGTCTGCTCAGGCATTGGAGCCATTACCATCTCTTCTTCCATATCCATCATAGGCTCCATACCGTAGTACTCCTGTAGGCTCTTTACACTGTTACGATACTCGGCTGGTGTTGGGGTAATGCTTGCTTCTGCGATAGGCCAGCGTGTGATTTCAGCTGCACCGCCCATGCTCTTGCGCTCTACCAGATGACCAGCAGCACCAGAGGAAAAGCCCATCTTGCCTTGCTTGCAGAGCTTCGCAATCATGCTCCCGTACTCGTCGGCCATGTCTAGCTGCGCTTCGTACCATAGCCCGACATCGTCCATCTTGATGTAGCCTGTACCGATGCTCTTCTTTCCGACAGCGGCATCCATGCCGTGGTGGTAGTAGACGTTGAGCGGTACGCGCTGACCCTTTGAAACCGGAAAGCCGTAGTCGGTTGATGCGGTGAAAAAGTCACCCTCAAGGTCGGCGGTCTTGGTATCACCAAAGCGCACGAGGTAGCCCTTGACGTAGCCTAACCGGTCGCTCTTGATACCGTCTACGGTAGATGTCAGCAAGTCCATACACCCACTATCCCACATACCTTATTGATCCATCTGTCGGTTAGCAATCTCACGTTCCCACTCCATTGGAGTGCGTGGCCGCCGTACCGTGATGCCGAACTCCTTCAGCGGGATGATGCTAGTAGTCGGCCCCCAGTCGCTGTTTTCCTTGACCCGTACAAAGTCAGAAAGTGGCTTGCCTTCCTTCCACAACCGGTAGCGGCCTTCACCCATGATTTCTTCTATCTCGCTATCGTTCAAACCAGCTAGAATCCGATCAGGCGTGGCTACCTCTGGGCGGGTATCAGGGATGCTACTATCGCCGGTTATTTCAGCCCATGAAAGCGTTTCCGGTATCATCACGCACCTGCAGTTTGGATGGCTTGGCATGATGGTATCGGTGGCTTGCAAGGTACCGGACAAAGCCAAGCAAGCAAGGCATACCCGCGCATCCTGCGTAGCCTGCCTTCGGTATCCGGTCACTGCGCCATTCTCAGTATATAGTTGTCGCTGGGCTTCACGACTTGCGCGTATCATCTCGGTACGTGCTATCGTCTCTGCTCTTTGCCGTCCGATGTCTGCCGCCTTGCGTACCCGCCGTGCTACCGTGCGCGGGCCTTCACCAAGGCTGATACCTTGTACCAAAGCCATCTGCATGGCATCGGTGGTTACTTGTGGGATGGCATCGAATAAGACAGCCAAAGGCGAACCATCGCCTGCGAACCCGACAAAGGCCTGCAGGGCTTCGTCAGGTAGACTTGTCCAGCTATTACTAAGGGTAACCCCGGCGGGCTTTTTACCCGCTGCCGCTTCCACAAGGCCCGGCGTTGCCTCATTAGCAAGGATAGCGGCTTGTAGCTGCCCATCGGCTGTAATCACTGCCCCCTCAACACTAAACTTCTTTAGGTTCTTTCCGAGCTGCTCAATGTTATCTATGATCCGCTGACGCATCCAGAGTATGGTCTGGGATGGCGGTTCGCCGTTGGCTTCACGCTCGGCAATCCTGCCTTCCAGCGCTTCAAGCTCATCGATGCTGGCCTTTGTTGCCGCCTTGTATGCACGTTGCATCCGGCTGATGGCTACGCCTTCACGCTCTAAAAGGTCGTTGCGGTACTTCTGGGAAGCGGCATATATCCTGCCCGTCCCGCTCTCTACTCGCTTGAGATTTCCTCCAGCGAATACCCGTAAAAAGGGTGGCTCTTATACACTACCCCCGGAGTGCATACGTGGTCGGTGTCAAGGCTCTTGCCGTCAGGTTGCATTGCGTCCCGCTTGGATGTAGACCAGCGGTACCCGGCATCACCGCCCCATAAGTCCCAGGCTACACGCCCCGGTGAAGGGAAACCCTCTTCACCAGCGTTGAAGCCTTCGGCCTTCTTATCCACTTCATGACGGCTGAAGAACGAATACATTCGGAGTATCGTGTCTTCGGAAAGTTTCTCACCGTTTACGATTTGGTTAGCCCTTGCAAGGCCTACCCGCGTCCCGCCGTCGAAACCTTCAGCCTTCCAATCAAGCGCCCGCTGTGCCGCTGTCCGCATTGCTTCGGTTGGGCGGAACTTCATCTCATACGATCGCACTGCGGCACCATCAAAGCCGCCGGTGCTTTGTACAGGTATTGCCGTTGGGTGTAGCTGCCCTTCATCTTCAGGCACGGCTTCAAGGCCTGCTATTCGCTTGGCTTCAGCCCGATCAATGATGCCCGCCTTGTAGAGTTTCTCCGCCCGCAACGCTTCTGCCTGTAGGTCATCAGCCAAAGCCCGCACGGTTTCAAGGTCATACATTACGTAATCACCCTGCTGGGTCTCCGGGTACTCCGGTAGCAGGTCAGCGGTGATAGCGTCAGCCAAAGTACGGAGCAAAGGCACCATGCCGTCTTCCCATGCGGCCTGTTGCGCTCTCTCGTAATTGCTGTAGGTAGACCGCTCTAGCCCGCTTCCAAGGCCTAGCACCATAGGGTTGATGCCAAGGGCTGAACAGATACGCTCTTCCGGTACGCGCCTCACAGAGTCTAGAGCAAGCTCGGAAGGCGTAAGGGATACCCGATCCATCTTGTAGGCACCGGTCATTACCACGATGCCGCCTGAACCGTCCCCGGTAAGGTCTTCATGCAGTTGGCGCTTCACCTGCCGAGCATCATCCATCGACATATCAACGCTGGTCTCTTTGGCATCAGGGCCGACGATAAGACTCGGCATAGCTCCGTTTGCCAAGAGTCCGTATGCGGTTGTTGATGCGGTGTTGTCGGTTGCAATCTCCCGCAGAACAGCGGTTAGCGGCGCACGGCCAATACGGATATCGCTAGGGTCACGACCGTACCGGATATGGATGATGTCGGATACCGGGATATCAAAGGAGCGGCCATCAGTGGTGTAGATGTAGTGGGTTAGCGGGTTTACGCCGTTGCCTACCGGGCGTACCATGTCCTGCGGTAGAAACTGTAGAGCGGTTACGGTGCCACGGGTGCTAGATCGAATCTTGCGTAGGTAAGTGTTGCCGAATAACTTGTAATCTTGAATGACCCAGCCCCAGAAAAGGCTACCCATAATCATCGGATCAGGCTGCGCCATGAGCTGAATAACCGGGTGGTCTTCTACCGGCTCCGCCTGTTGGCTGTCTACCGGGCGGTAGTAGCGTGGCGTGGCCTGTGGGTAGTTACGCACATACCAGTCAATCGCTGATGCAACCACGCCATTCAGCCCAAGGTCACCGGCTACACGCGCCCAGTCCTTAGTACTTCCAGGGAGTGCCCGGCGTAGCAATGTTTGCAGCTGACCAGAGCCGTACCCAGTGAGGTAGATGTCTCTAGATTGAGACAACGGCAACGGTAGTGCCTGTGTCGGGTTGGCTGCGGCTTTACGCCCAAGGAAGCGGTCAAAGATACCCATGGCTTCAGTATCCCACAAAAAGAAAAAGCCCCCTTGCGGGGGCTGTCTGTTTTTAGTTTGCGAACTCCAGTTGTGTTTCAATCCATATCTTCTGTCCACAATCGGATATCTCATCCCAGATTTGATCAAAAGTCCAGTCTTCAAAGATTCTTTCAAAAATCACTTGGGTTCCACTGGTTATCTGCACTTTGCAATCTTTACCGATTGTAACAACGTTTACTTTCATATCTCTATCTCCCTGCTTGATGTAGATAATATACACCGCCCGTGTATATCTTGCAAGGGTATAGGTGTATATATTTTAGACGGCTCCCCAAGAACGCTTTGATCCGCACACCTGCCAAGCATAAGCCAGGGCATCAACCACGTCATCATGCCGCCCAACGGGGAAGCTCAAAAGCTCATCTTCAAAGTAGGTCGGTAGGCCTTGGCAGTGCATTACTTGGCTTTGCTCGTAGCGGGCTTCTAGGGGCGCAAAGCGGGTTACTTTGTCACGGTCTGGCCGGATGCCCCGTATCGGCAGTTTCGTGCGCCGTAGAAGCTCCTGCACAACAGCGGCTTGATACTGCACCTGCTCGATGCCGATCATGTTAGGATTCCACTTAGCCGCCATCATCTCGATGAAGCGCAGGACAGCTGCAAAGTCTGAGCGGGTACGGTTGATATCTCTAACGTAGATTGTCCCATCGTCACCACGGCTCACAACAGCAACGCCCGTGTAGTCTGCTTCGCTCTTGGTACTGATGGCAAGGTCAACCCCGATGTAGGTTGGTAGGCCTTCAGGGCAATCGCCGTACCGCAACCACTCTCGCTTGATTCTTGCTCCCGCCGCATCGACAAACTCCGCTAAATACTCCTGCCGGAAAGCGATGCTCGGCAGTGACTCACCCGCCTTACCTACCTCCTCAGCATCAATCCACGGGTTAGCCGTGGTTGGCATCTGCCAGCTCATCCAGTCGGCATCAGTAGCGGCTTGGTTGTAAAGGGTTCGGAAGTAGTTGCTACCCTTGGGCGTAGACAGAAAGAACGCATCCCCGATGTAGTCCGTCAGCGTTGGGCGGATGGCTTCAGTCCAGGCTTGCTCTAGATGCCGTGCCATGGCTGCCTCATCGATGATAACCCGCTTGTACTTCCTGCCACGGGCTACGGTGCTAGGGTCATCAAGCGTCCAATAATCGATTGCCGCCCCGGTTATAAGCTCGATGCGCGGCGCTGGGCTTTGTACGGCCCTGCGGATAACCGGAGCATAGATTCTCTTATGATCGGCGTATGCCTCCTCAAGGAGCCTGTAGGTAGGAGCAAACCAAGCGCATGGCAAGCCGTCAATAAGCACCGGGTCAGATAAGAGGTTACCCCCCAGCGTTGTCTTACCAAAGCGTCTACCGCAGGCAAGCACGTTGTACCGCTTGGCTTCCCGCAGGATTACCTGCTGGGCTTCATGCGGCCTTGGTAAGACCAGCCGGATATCAGGCAAGAGGCTTATCCGAATACTCCACGATCACCTTGACAGGTGAACCGTCAGCGCCGGTCTGCTCTACCCTTGATGACCAGTCGGCTTTGTGCTTGCGTTCAAGCCACCACGCCGCCGCTTGCCAAGTGCTATCAGCTGCTTTCTGGATGATAGCCACGTTGCGTACCTCGGCATCACCCTCTGCCTTTTTAATAGAATCCGAGAACTCCGGAATGTCCTTAAGCCATACGGCAAATGTATCCTCAGAAATGCCAGCGTAAGCGCAAGATGCCCGGCGGGTATTAC